ATGAAATTGAGGAAAAGAAAAAATGAGGTGTAGTTATGAATTACAGATTCACAGGAATACTTATAATATTGATGTGTTTACTAGCTTTTTGTGTCAAACCAGCCTCGCACACTCCATTGAAAACTAATTCAAAAGATTATATAATACTGCTCCCAGAACCTGTAATTTCTGATAATGAAAAGGCCTGGAACGAGATTGATTAGATATGATGGAAAAAATTTTAACTTTGTTAGTGGGACTCTTAATAGCATTAGGAGGATGGTCGCTATCTAGAACATTTGAATTGTCTACAGGTCAAGCTGTACTTCAAAATAAAGTTGAGAAACTTGAAATGCAAATCACATTAATAGATGGGAAGATGGATGAAATGTTTGACATGGATGAAGAGATCATGGACCAACATAAAAAATTATTTGAAAAATTAGAACGAGGAAATACGGGGTATAGTTATAACTAATGGCACTTAAAATTTCAGAAGAAGCGGCAGTTCAAATGCCGATGAAGACGGTAGCGTCCCTGATCGCGCTGGTTGCGATCGGAACCTGGGCTTACTTCGGCGTTATTGAGACTCAAAATAAGCTTTCAACACAAGTAGAGTTAATGTCTAAAGATTTAATTGAGAATACAGATTTTAGAATCAAGTGGCCACGGGGTCAATTAGGTTCATTACCCGCTGATTCTGAGCAGTTCATGATGATCGAGGATTTATACAAGTCCACGGATAAGTTAAATGCACATATTGAGTCAATGGCTTTAAACAAAGTTAATATAGAATTTTTAAGAAAACAAATGGATAAAGTGTTAGAAGATATTGAAAAACTAAAAGATGCAAATAGAGAAATACATTATAAGAATGGAGGCACTCAATGATTGAAGCTGTAGTAGGATTATTAATGTTTATAAACGGAGAGATATGGGAAGCGCGTATTCAAGACTCGATGGGAATTTGTCTGCGACATAAACGCGAAGCGGAGAGACAGTATAATGAGTCTGTATCTTATAAATGCTATAAGGGTTCAGCAGAATTAGAAACAAATATTGATGGATCTAAGTCCATTAAAAAATTGATCATTAAATAATGAATAAAAAAGCATATGCTTTTTTCCTTAAAAAGAATAGAAGAAAGAACCCTATTGCTCAAGATTTAAGTGATGGACGTTATCATCAACGTGTGGTAACATCTAAGAAAGTTTACAATAGAAAAAAATATAATGAAAATACAGGCAGAAATAGTTAACGGTAAATGTCCTACATGTGATCAGCTAACAATGTTAGTTGGTTTAACTCTTGAACTTTATAGATGTATGAATTGTGGGTCAGATTTAAAACAACATGTTAATGGTAAGATAACATATTTACCTGTCATGACTTCACGTGATGATGGTGGAGTACCCTTTGTTAAAGAGTGGACTGAATGAAGAAAGCTAAAGGACTCTACGCAAAAATAGCCCACGAACCAATTTTTCACAAAACAAGTATAGGTAGAAATCCCAGTAAATGTAAAATGAACAAATCAAAACGACGTCAATTTAAAAAATATAATGGACAAGGTCGTTAGGGGTTGACAAATATCCCTGTATATCCTATATAGAGGATATGAAAGAAAAACAATTAACAATAACAAGTAATGACATTAGTCAGAAACAATGGTCTAATCTTGTATTAGAACTTAATCTGATTAAAAAAGCTTGGGCTAAGTATGCAACGTTAAACATAAAATGCCCAGGTATTAAAAAGATCATAGCACACGGAACACGAGTCGGCTTTAAAGAAGACTAATGGATTTAATTATCCTAACCGATGGTGTGTATCATTTGGTTCCAGTGACAGAAGAGATGATGTCAAATATAAAACTGTTTAAAGATACAGTTATATATTCAGATCTGTGTGATATATTAAGAGTAAAATTAAGCACCTATGCTGATTATCCTATTAATCGTCATATGCTCAACGATGGTAGTGGTGATTTTTTCGGGTGTATTTGGAAATAGACCTATCCTAGAGGGAAAATAAGGATAGGTTATTGTGGTGAGATTACATTTTCTATCACAATTTTGCCTTAATTTCAAGTCTCGGCAACTTCTTTACAATCAAAAATAGTATACATTTTAAATTCATCAACATTCTCATTACCCATAGATTTTAATAAGATACTTGAGTAATCATAAGCATGATAAATACATTCATGATAGCTATTAAATTCTTCAATAGGAGTTGGAATAGGTTTACAATCATTACCAGGAATGTTGCTACAAATTAACATTAATAAAATAAATTTCATACTTGACAAATCTCCTACCGATCCTATATATTGCTCATAATTAAATGAAAGGAAGTCACAATGACTGATATTAGTAAATATAGAAACGTTTCGTTAACACACGAAACATATAAGACATTGATAAGTTTGTCTAAGGTATTATTACCGGATGCAACATTATCAATTAGTAAAACCATTGAATCAATTGCAAATGAGAAAGCGAAGAAATTAAATGGAAAAATCAAAAAAGTATAACGTACACGCAGCTATTTGTCCTGACTGTAATGGTAATGGATATGTTAAAGCTGTGATAGAAGAAGGTAGAGAACACATAGTCATTCAATGTAAGACATGTGACTCGGAAGGAGAGATTTATGTGGATGAGTCCGAAGTTGTGGAGTCTTATATCGATGCTGATAATGCTACAGATCGTGGTAAATTACATTAAATGATACACGATACAGACAAAGCATATATTGCTGGCCTGTTTGATGGTGAAGGATCTATTCACATGAGAAGAGGTATTGAAAAGAAAAAGAAACATAAAGGCAAACCTGGATATAGATTATCTAATAGCCTACGTTTATCTATGGAAGTTACTATGACAGATCGTTCTGTTTTAGTGTGGCTTCATGAAGTCTTAGGAGTTGGTACTTTAACCGACAAACCACGGAAGGGTAAACGGGTTGATGGTACGCCTTATCTTAAACAATATAGATGGCGTTGTACATTTAGAGATGCTTATTATGTTTGTTGTTTAATCTGGCCTTGGGCACATACTAAACTACCTAAGATTCAACAAGTAATAGAGCACTACACAACTCAAATTGAAAATGGTAAAGTGATTGATTTAAAAATGTATAAGGAGAACAGACTTGCTCAACAAAATAATTTATAATTTTTTAAATTTTATATACCATTGGTCAACGTACCTAACGAGTTGGTCCTGGTTTAAGTTATACGGAGATAGAAGGAAAGGTTATGGTTATAAAAAAACTAAACCTAAAGGTGGAATCTTACGTATGGATCAAACGAGAATAAATTATTATAAAAGTTTAATTAGTTATGACAAGCGAGATAATCTTGTTGAACAGATTATAAAGGAGAAGATGAATAATGGTAAAAGAAAAAGGTAGACAGTGGGACGGTAAGTCTAGACCGTCTGATGATACTTACCGTAAACGTTGGAACGAGATCTTTGGTGAAAAGGAAAAGACTTTACATGAAGAGTTGATGGAAGGTTTTAAAAAGGAACAGGAGGAATTAAAAGATGAAGAAGAGAATACACGTGAACATGCATCACATTCGTCACAACAAGAAGCACGGGACGAATAAACCTGTGATAACTGTTAAGACTTCTAAGTCTAATGATTATGGTCATGAGGTTGAAATATTTGGTCCTAGTAAAATTATATATAGTCCTGATAAACCATTAAGTTGTGGTGCTAGAGTTTGGATAGAAACAGAAGCAGAGGTTAAAATAGCATGATGAATGATGAAGATATAAAGGAATTCCACGATCTTGATAAATTAAAAGGGTTAAAGAAAAGTAATAAATACAACTATATACGAGGAAAACAGCTCACGGACCCCGGATCAGGGACCAGGGTTTATGAGATAAGTAATTATAGACTTCCTTCAGTTACTACGATATTAGGCGCTACAAAAAATCAAGATTTTTTAAAGAAATGGAAGGCTAAAGTTGGGGAAGAGAACGCAGAACGAATCAAGAATCATTCTAGTGCACGGGGGACTTGTATGCACAAATTCCTGGAACATCATATTCTCGGCACTGGCTGTGTTGATCTTACAAGCATCGGACAAGAGGCGCGTCCCATGGCCGACAAAATTATTGAGATCGGTCTTGCACCTATTGAAGAATACTATGGGTCGGAAGTTATGTTACATTACCCGGGCCTTTACGCAGGGAGCACGGACTTGGTCTGCTTACATAATGGCATGGAAACTATTGTTGACTTCAAGCAGAGTAACCGTCCGAAAAAGGAAGAATGGATCGAAGATTATTATTTGCAAATCGCAATGTACGCAATGGCCCACGACTACGTCTACAAGTCTAAGATCGAACAAGGAGTTATCATGGTCTGCACGCCTGATCTATATTATCAGGAGTTCAAGACAGAAGGAGCTGACCTTAGAGCCTGGAAACACAAAGCATTAAAACGAATTAACATGTATAACGAACTTATGCATGATGAGAAAGAAAATATAATTAAACAGGGTGACCTACCTCAGTTATTAGAGGAGATGACTAAGGGGAAGAAATGAACTGTTGGCACTGTGGTACAGAGCTAATATGGGGTGGAGATCACGATACGGAAGATAATGAGGACTATGATATAATTAGTAACTTATCGTGTCCTGAGTGTCATTGTGCGGTAGACGTGTGGCATCCATCAGAGAAATTAATAGAGGAGTACGAAGAGCATGACAGATCAAACAAGATGGGGAATAGACCAAGTTCAAGTAAGAAATAAGGCTGTAAAATACCAGAAGGACCTTGTTGCACGGGCCATGGAGAGTGTTATCAAGATGGACGAATCAGGGATCACGGACCTCATGATCTTGATTGAGGCGGAATATGAGCGGAAGTATGGCGAAAATGTGGCAAGAAAGTACACAAAAACAGTACTATAGTATTCTGTGACAGATTTTATTTTTTTTTTCTGTTTTGACTCGGAGATTTGCTGTCCAAGTGTACTTTTGCTCTAGAAGTGTTGGTATATATGACTTTAGGGTGGACACTTTTTGGTACACTTTTTATTTTTGGTACACTTTAAAGTGTACTATCAAATTTCGGTCCACGCGCGCGAATGTGTTTTTTTTAAAAAAAAATCTGTGGTAGAATACTATAGAAGGAAATGATATAAGGTAATTATGAAATCCAAGAAAAAATCTAGAAGAATTAATAGCTACACTAAACCTAAGACTGTTAAGCAAGCTATGCCCTTTCCTTTTAAACGTGTGCGTATCGATTGGATTGATATCATCACTGAAGGTGGCTGGGGTACTGATAAAGAGTTTAAGAACATGAAACTAGCAACACCTGTAAGTGAAGGTTGGTTATTTAGTAAAGATGAAGAGACTGTAAGGATCTTTGCTGGCTATGATGTTGATGATGATGGTTCTATTCACTTTTCGGAGCGATCGGTGTTTCCAACTTCTTGTGTGAAGAAGATAACTCGGGTTCACTAATATCCTGTGACTCGCCGTCGACAGTCTTCATATTTAATAGAGCGCTGTAATCTTCTAATATTTTTGCTCGCTTCATTTTTAATTCTTCCTCTGTCATTTCTTCTAATTTACCTGTTTTTATTATTTTTCTGTCTATGTACAGTCCTCCGGCTTTCCCCCGGTTTGTTTCAGCATTTACAGCAGCTGAGAAAGAATTTTTCTTTAAAGCTAAATCTTTAATTCTTGCAAGCTCTGAAATATGACTATCATAAGTTACAGAAAACTTTGTAAGTTTTTCTTCTCTTAGTTTTTCCATATATTGTACAACTAGAGGACAATGTCTTGGGTTAGTTAGCTCGCTGCCTTCTACCATGGCTCTCTTTGTTGAATAGCCAGCCAGGATAGCAGCTTCCATTTTATTTACTGGTCCCTCGGGTCCACCAAATATTAAATATTCAGCAAATCTCTTTTGCATTTCTGTTAATCTTTTAGGAACTCCCATATTGACTTTTTAAGGTAATAGTCCTATATTGTCAAGGTATGAAAGATAAGCGTACATATACAAACTTGAAAGAATATGGAGAAGATATGAGTCATGAGAATGAAGCTAAGATAACTAATGAAGTTAAAGAGGACAGAGGTCCTGGTGATTTAACTTTGATGGCAGAATTACATCAAAAAGAAATATGGGAATGGAAGCAGAAAGAATCTGAATATATCCAAACTAAAAATTTATTAGATGGGTCTAAAAGAATTATTGCCGAAATGAGTTCTCAAATGGTAGAACAGGTTAGAATCATAAAAGAATTAGAACAAGAAATAGAGAAACTTCTTGCGGAGAAAAAGAAATGAGAGTAAGAGATTTACAACAATTTTTAGAATCTTTTACCGCTAGTAATAAGTCAGGCACAAGACAAGGCAATGCTGTTAGTGATGCTGTACTTTTTGTTGAAGTAAATGGTCAACTACATGAAATTAAAAAAATGGAAGTACAAGAAAACAGTCAAACTATATTTGGAGCCAAAGGCAATCATCAATCTCATCGTCTTGTTATGAAACCAGCACCAAGAACTAACATAGTTTTACCGGGGAATCTACGTACGCCGGGCGCGTAATGCAAGGGGTAATTACCTCGATAATGACATGGGTCCAGAGGCAAAATTTTACAAAGAAATTAAAAGAAAGTTACCTGAATTTTCCTGGATTAGGATTGAAAACATTAGCTTACTTGGTACTCCTGATCTATTGGTCTGTAATACTTCTGGGCACTTTTGTACTGTAGAATTAAAGGTAACTAAAGGTAAGAAAATTCTACTTAGTCCGCATCAAATTGCGTTCCATTTACGTCATCCTCACAATACATTTATCATGACAAAGACCCTTGGTCCTTTGTCCTCTAAAACTTTTTCTATATCCATGTTCCATGGTTCACGGGTAAGGGAGCTTGCAACTCGGGGCTTGGAGCTTGAAGCTTGCTACTCAGGGCTTGATGCTTGCCGCTTGGCGATTGAACAGGTTGGTTCGAAAGCTTGATGCTTGGAGCTTGCAGCTTGGTGCTTGGAGCTTGAAACTTTAAGGCCCGGACCAGGACGCACGCTTGTTGCTTCCGTCGAAGCTTCGTCGCTAATGGCCTGATCCGATTTATTACGCTTGCGTAATTCTTTATAATAGTTTGGATGATGGAAAATATGAGTCATATTTAATATATTCCTTTATTAATTTTTTATGTTTGGCGCTCCCGTACTTGCGCAGCGGTAGAGCTCTAATTTTTTTTAAGATTTCTTTTTGTTTAGTGTTTGCCATATATAACAGTTTGAACTTCTTTATTCCAACATTTTCTACAATCGAGACATTTACCCTTTTGGTCCGGTGCTGGACATGTCCGTGATTCTTTAGTCGTGACGCCTGACTCATGAGTCCAGGCCTTGGAGCTCGGGCCGTCGATCTTGCTTCTTGATAATCTTATAACAAGATTTGCCGGAACCTCTTCAGGGGCTGGCAGGAATTGCCGCTCTTGCGTCGGCAGCCAGTGATTTGTATCAGGTGTAAGCTTACACACTTCTATAATTTTTTGCATATGTTCTTTTGATTGTACATCGCCGGCGTCGTGCCATCTAAACCATTTAATCTTTTTAATTCTTGCAGCCATAGCCTCGACCCATTGTGGATGGTTAATTGCTTCCAGTCTTCTATATTGCGCCGCCTTGATTGCTGGGTAACGCGTGTAATTTCCTTTTTTAGCATAACAAAAAAAGCAGGGCGTGCCTGGGACCTTGGATAACTTCCAGCCGGTCTTGCATTCCCACGCCGGCAGGCTGTAACTGAGCCCGGGCATCTTACTTGTTTTTGTAAAACTGTCTGTAATTTTTAATGCGTCTTTAACTAACATAATTAATTCTCCTTTATTATCCTATTATAACCTGAATCAGGCCATCCGTCAAGCTTGCAGCTTGAAGCTTGCCGCTTGAAGCTTTCATCCTCTTCTGCTTCTATATTATCGTAATCTATAACTTCATAATTAAGCTTATTATGAAATTCTTCTGGAATTACAACGTCTGTACAGACGCCGCCTTCAATATATATTTTAATTGTTTTCAT